TCTGAAGGGTTTTGTTAGCTTCTTAAAGCCCATCAAAGCGCGGGCTTTGGTTTTATGCCTTCTTACCCAGGCATGAACTTCATCGGTTCTATAGCCGCAATCGACACCGATTAAAGAAAGGCTTTGGCCTTCCCATTCACGGGCGGCTAATTCATCCAATTCAGCCCAAACTTCTAACTTGTCGGTATCGCCGTATAACTGACCATGTTCAATTAATCGGCTCGTCATACCAGCCTTCCAGCCGCGCACCGTGTAATAGAGGCAACGCTTTTGAACGTCTACCGTACAGATCAAGGTATCCATGCCGTCTGGCACTTCCATTGATTTGTAAGAAGAACGAAGGGCGTAAACCTCTTCCCACTCGGGGGCATCACCTGAAGCCGCATAGACTTCACCGAAGCCAGTGTTATAAGCAGTTAAAATCTTTCCTGGCTTACCGCTCTTAAGCGCTTCAAGTAATTTCTTGGCTAAAAAGCCATAAGATTTTTTAGCACTGAACGAGCAAAGGCCGCTTACCCAAATACTAAAATGGGTGTTTTCGTCTGAATGCCTGAACGAATGAAACGGCACGTTGTAAGATTCGCCCTGGTAGCGAATTTCTACACCGTCATCTTTTAAAATTGGCAACTCACCAGGGGCAACCGCTACCCCTTTAGCATTCATTGATTGCCTGTGTTTATCTTCAATCTGACAACCTGAAGACGGGCAAACCAAACGCGCTTCTTTAAATGCGGTATTCGCTGAACATTCATCATCTGAACCACGACCAGGCCACCAAAGCAGGTCAGAACGTGGTATAAAATATTGATTACAATGCGGGCAAGGCACAGCCCATTCATGGCGCGTTCCTAATTCCCACTGACACCAAATAGGGCTATAAACCCGACCTTTTGAAGAAATCGCCCAATGCGTTAAGCCGCTGTCTGGGTCTTGAGTCGTTAAAACTTTGCCGTGAGTTGGTGTAGAAGTCAGTCCTAATTTACTATCATCAAAGGCATCACCACGCGCCTCTACCAAGTCGCCTAAATCACCTTCACCCGTAGCGTTATCATCTGGCCTATCTAGCTCATCAACTAATGAAATAACCGCTGAATCTGAAGCAATACCCGCTGGCGAACCCGCCCAAGCAAAGCGCAAATGAACACCGGCAACACGCTTTTTATATCGAGGGCTTTTGTGATCAAACTTTAAGTTCAAGCTTGCCGCTTGCTCGAACATTTCAACAATCTTAGGCTCTACAACATCACTGATATTATTTTCAGTTGGCCCAACGTAAATAATGGGTGCTGGCTGGTCATCTAAACGCCAACCGATAATATTTTGCATGGTTGCAGACTTACCCATCTGCGTACCCATAACAAAGGTAATCTTTGAAAACTGAGGCAAAGCGAACGCTTCACATACAGGGATCATATACGGCGTAGATTCTGTTCTGAACGGCCCTGGCTTTGGTGAACCAGGAGGCATGATTCTGTTAGCACTCGCCCATTGCGCCGCATTCCTCATCGGTGGCGCGTCCACCATATCCGCTAGACTTAGCGCGACATTCAGCAACGTATTCCCGTAGCTGATTTGCGGTTGACTGCCTGACTCGAACGGTTTCGTTATCAATGATGAACTTACACTTTGCTGAATCATCAATGCCCGCCACTTCTGAACCTAACCGCGCTCCTAACCCTGATAACTCATTTCCAAAAATGGTGGCTATCGGGTAAAGGAACTGTGCTAAATCCTCAATTTCTATTACTGAGTCTTCAGCCTTGTTTGCTTCTACTTCTGCTTTTCTTCGCTTTGCTTTTGTTAGTAGTAATTCTTCGCCGTCTTTCGTGTCGGGCCTTGGTGTGTAGTCGTCTTCAGATTCTCCGACCTGCTTTCTAACTTCACGATCAATTAACCATTGAATGGCTTCGGCGGTTTCTATCTGAATCGGGCTACCACGGCCACCGCCCGAACTCGGTAAACCGTCTTCGATTAGCTTTCCAACCCAACGCGGGTCTTTACCAATCAAGTCAGCAAATTCTTTTCGATTAACTACGGTCATTGTGAAAATGTACTTTTGTTAGTTTGTAAGAAAGGACAAATAAACAGTCTAACAAATGTTACTTTGAACAATTGACTCCTTTCTAAAGACCATAAAAGCTAATCGTTAATTTAAAAAACTCTTTATATTTCAGTTGTTTATGTGATTTTTGGTGATTTTTCAAGAAAGGAGAAAGGACTAGATTTTAAAATTCTCAACGTGGCAAAGCCCGCGAGTCTGGTCCCCATTAGGTATAAACACTCTGGAAAGTACCTAAAGCAAAAAGGCGGGTAGTTGGTAGCTACCCGCAAATATCGCGCCCGCTGCTCATATCTAATTAACTATGTCTCTGGTCGTGGTAGTAAGTAACGACTGTCTTTGTCTGCACGCTTTTCATTACCATCACTTGAACCGTAGAAGTAGCCGAACATTCCAGCTAACACCGTACCCAATAAGAAACCTAAGATCGTATCTGCAAATCTGACGCTGGCTTCTGGAATACCTAAGAAGGTAGCCAACCCCATATAAAGACAAGCAAATAGACTCCAACCAATCGCAAAGTAATAAACAAACCGCTTTGAGAATGTATCATCACTAAGTAACGCGGCTTCTTGCATTGAGCGTGCATCAGCTCTATCTTGATACGCCAATCGCTCTAGCTCGAACTCTTGCGCGGCTAACTGCTTTTCAAATTCAAACTGTTTCTTTTCGTCGGCTTTAAGCTGCTTGATTGCCTCCTCTGGGTCTGTAGTTCCTGTCACTACTCGCGCCACATCAACAACCTTTTCAGCCACGCTTGCGCCGTTATCGCCGCCAATCCATCGGCCTATTTTCTCATCCAATCCCGTGAGCTTTGCAGCTCCCAAGGCTAGGCTAATCACATCAATCATGCTGCACCTTTCAACTCAACAACGCGCTTAAGCCAACCAAATGTAAAAGACTCCTGGCTTTCTTTGCGCTCTGATAGATTAATTAAAAATGAAATACGCATAGCGTTAATGGCTTCGGTTAATACCTTAATGCCGTCATCACCACGCGAATTAATCAGGGCCGTTATAGCCTCTATGGTCTTGCTACCTATCAAACCATCTTCTTTCAAATCGCTGTAATCTTTACCACCACGATTCAGCACATTAAGCACTCGCTGAAGTGTTTTAGCTGAACGCTTCAGACCTGAGTTAACACCGTAATCAAACAGGTAAGCCGCAAGCTCATCACTAATCAGCGCTATCTGATCAAGCTTCAATGGTTGCCAATATGCAAAATCATAGACTTCAAAGGCTTTCCATTCTGGCAACGATGTCATTGAACCGTTATAACCATGCTTTCTAGCTACCGCCTCAGTAATACCCCATCGAGTAGCGCCGCCTGAATCGTTGACATGATCAACAAAGCCACCCTCACGAGCCACCACTTCTTTAATTGCTTTTGTTCTTATGCAATGAACTTCATCAATCATTAATCCACCCTCTTAAAAGCCATTAAAGCTTTAATAATCCATTCAGTACCCCGCACCGTCCCAAGGGCCGAAAGCGAACCTAAGAACACCATCTGTAAAACACTCATACCCTGGAGAAGACCACCGGCATAAAAAGCAACGCCCGTAATCAAGGCTAGAATCAACTCACCCCAAAACTTACCTTTATTAAACGGCTCGTTTGTTATCAGCGCTTTAGACAGATACGCACCACAAAACACAGTAAGAACAAACCAGAACGCAGGGTCAAAAATCACATCTGAATTCTGAGCTGCTTCTCTTTCGTCCATTCATTGACCCCACAAAAAAGCCCCACACAAAGGCGGGGCTTAACAAAATTTAGGCATAAAAAAACCGCCCTGAAAGGCGGTTTTACAAAGTTATCCAACTATAGAAAAATATTACGTTTTCCTATGTCATTTGTAAAGCTGTTAAAACGTTATTTTTTACATTTGTTCAAATGTTAATTTGAGCTAAAGATTAGACCTGCAATGCGGGCATATTTTCGCGGCCTTCTGGATATTTTCAGCGCAATTCGGGCAACTCATTTTTCTATTGTCATCCTGAATCATGACAACAAAAACACCTATCGGCCCAAAAAATAAGCTATTAAAAAAACCCCAAAAGGGTATCCCTCTATTAATTCCCATCTGAGTGCCAACAAAGACGCAAGCACACCAAAGAATAAATAATAGCAAAAGTTCCATTTTACCAACCCAAGCAACTAAAACTTAATACTACCCCCCGACTATAAGAGACATCAAGTTCTAAGCCTGGTAACTAATGCCTAAGCGCTTTAAGTGCATCAACATCCGTCTGAAGCTCTTTCAAATAATGAATCAAACCCTTAAGGCTTGCCCCCTCTAAATAAACTTCGTTCGACTGTGAATATGTGGATTTTAGATATTCTATCTTTTCAGACACTCTATCTAAGCGGGTAGAAAAACCATCATTCGCGCTCATTGTAAATACTCCATAAAATTAATAAGAACGCTAACCAGTGCGGTTAACCTCTATTCTTCTACAAGTTTCAAAATTTCGTGCAAGTATATTTAGCTTAAAAAAACAATATTTTTTAAACCTCACACTCTACAGCCCGACTATACAACCCGCCCAAATCCCCAAAACAGTTAATTTATCCATCCTGCTAATTAGTCATGAAAAAAAGAAGGCGCGACCCTTTTAAAAATTTAGACCAATCATTATCAGCGATTATAAATATTGAAACGACAGTTTTTGACGCTTCAAAGACAGCGACCTAAACAACTGCCAAAACAGCCACTTTATTACATGTTTATTCATATCAGAAAAAGCCCAGAACTTTTATAACCTCTTGAGGAGCGCGACCCGTCAAAATCAAAAACTCACGCCAAACACCAAACGGAACTTTTCTGACTCCCTGCTTAAACTCTCTAATACGGCGATCACTGGAAAGCCTCAACAAATACGCCAGCTTTTTATC